TTTCACGCTAGACCATCGCCTTCCGGTTTCCAGAACTGGAAAGAAGAAGGAACTTAGCTTGAAAGAAGGGAGTTTGGATGGACGAATCACAGAAAATATTAAGTGAGATGAAAGTCTCCTTTTCACGTTACGATGCAGAGATAGAAGCGGACGTTTACTCGATGGATAACATTATCCATTGTGCGGTCAGACCAGTTCCAATAGAGATGCCGACAGAGGTTGTCGCAACTCACGAAGGACAAGAGGAGCCAGAGAAGACTACAGAAAGTCAACCAGACGAAGGAGTAGTCAGGCAAAGATGGCGTTTCCTGTCCGCAGTAAAGGCGTGGCCTCATTCGTCTTATTGGCAACCGCAACTCGTAGATTACACCGCCAATGGAGGGGAAGCCCTTAAATCAGCCATACCACTAATCAACCAGGATAAGCCTGACCTTAGGTGGGATCATTCAGATTCAGCAAAAGATGTCGCGGGTAACATAGACAACGCTGAATGGGAAGATACAAGCGACATAGTGGCTGGCATTAATGGTGATGTAGTCGTTGACGAAGCATTTGACCAGAAAGCGGCGTTAGGTCTGAAAAAGGGCATCATCAGATCAGGGTCGATTGGTATCAGGGCTGAGTTTATACGGTCACACCCTGACATGGAAATTGAAGACTTTGTTTCTAAACAAGGTAAAACTATCGACGGTAAAGAAGTAAGGTGGATTGCCACTAGAATAGTCAACGTGGGCCACATGGCAATCTTGCCAACAGGTGAAGGAGCCGATCCCAATGCGGGACCAAGAACTTCGCCAATCAAGAATCACGCTAAGAGCGTAACCCAGGCGTTAGACCATACAGGTTCCAAAACGCCACATAAAAATAAACGAGGAGGTCACAGAATGGCCGACGTTATGACTCACTTAGGAGAAGTGGCAAACCTGCTTAAAGTAGACTTTAGCCTGGACGAAGCCACCCTGCTGCCGGAGCAACTCCGCGAAGCGACCGATAACATTCTAAAAAGAATTTCTGGATTGCTCGACAATCACAAGGCTCTCTTGGCTTATCAGAGCAAAATTAAAGACCTGGAACCATACGTGGTCTTGGAGGACGAGCAGGGGCTGAAGTCCGCAGAGATTCTCGACAGGCTCCCGGCTAAACTCGAATACGCAAAGCATGGTGAAGCCTTCCTGGTTTCTCAGCGCAAAGAGGCCGTGTCATGGTTTGACAAAGCCAAAGTTACTGATGTCGATATGTCTGAAAATGACAAGCGCATCCGTGGTCGAATATCTAACTCACAGGATCTCGGTTTTGTTGAGGAGCAACTGAATCTTTACAAGGAAATAGCCGAAGGAAGATTTGGTCCTCTGCGATCCGCTGAGTCTGCGCCAATAGAAGATGAAAAACCTAAACCGATCAATAACAGTGAAGCCCTCGAAGATATGAAGGCGCTTTTTGGTCGAAAGGATAACGGAGGGAGAGAATAATGGATCAGAAAGCTGAAAACGTTCTAAGGATTAGCCTTTCCTGCGATACCCTGAACTTGCCGATAGGCACTCCGGTTCGGATCGAGGATGATCTGGAGATTGCTCAGATTAATCGTGTATCTGACCCCAACTATATTGGCAGGGTAATTGCGAATTACTACAACGACGCCGTTTACACCGTTACCACTAAATACAATCATCGTTACGATAAAGCCGTGGCGGGTGTAGCAAATCTGTTGGTCGGTCCTGGTCTTCATGGCCCAGACAATAAAATATACAAGTTTACGCCTTCTTCCCCTGGTTATACCGCAGGGACAGTTGTTGGTCCATTTACGTTTGCTTCAGGGTCAACAGATGTGTTGAGCGTGCAGGTTAACTCTGTGACCGCACAGACCTTCACACTGACAAATGGGACAGCGCAGGAAGTTTGCGACGACGTAAACGCCACTGCCGTAGACTTCGTAATGAGTGTGTTGCCTTCAGGCAAGATCGCCATTAGCGCAGTGAATGTTGACGACACGATCACCATTGGAGCGCCTTCGCATCACTGTAACGCTGTCCTGGGTTTAACCGCAGCGGCTTATGCGCCTACAGCGGGCAGTCACGGGACGCCTACCTGTCTAATCATCAAAGGTGGCACTGCCGCTGGCGACCTAATCGAGATTCTGGAAGACTAAGGAGAAAACAGAAATGGATAATAATAGCGGAATTCTGGGTCTTAGACACACTCTCAAAGAGAAAATCCTAGACCCGTTGAATGAATATAGAGGTAGTGATGCCGCTCCTGGGCGAGAAGTAAGCGTAAAAGATTTTTGTGCTCGCCACGGATATTTTGATGGTGACGGGGAAGCCCTAGATTTCCCTGCCATATTTCAAGAATTCGGATTGAATAGCACGAGTCTTACGCTTGGTCATCTTTTAACCTTGGCGGGCGACGTTAGGTATCTGGCCCCTGAAGTTATCAGAGACTTCATTGTTCGTGGTGTTGGCCTCTCGGCTAAATACCAGGATCTTTGCATGGGAACTCAGAACGTCAACAGCATGGACGTAGTTTCTCCCTGGATAGATTTTGAGCATCCACAGCATCTGCCAGTTAACGAGGCTGAAACTATTCCTGATAGCGAATACACCTGGGGAACCAAAACGACCAAGATTCGCAAAACAGGTATTGGCCTCTCCTGGTCGGACGAAATGATTTTGTCTGTAAGTTTTCCGATACTGTCTCGCTGGATGGAGAGAGTAGGGCTTGAACTTAACTCCAAACTTTACAAAAACGCCGTTACAGCACTCATCTCCGGCGATCAGACAGATGGTTCAGAAGCCGCTACAGTCGTGGGAACAGGTACAGGTTCGTCTTTGACCTTTTCTGACTTCCTGGTTCTTTGGACTCGTTCAAACCTGATTGGCTACGATTGGAAGTCAATGGTTACGTCGGAAACGATGTCTAACTACATTCTCAACATCGCTGAATTCAAGCCTACCGCCGGTGGTCTTGGTTCCGCCGCTGTTAATGTAGAGAGCCGAAACAGAATCGTTCCTAGCCGTATTCCTCATTTCATTAGCTCATCTATTGGCGACAATCAGTGTCTTCTTTTTGATCCGTCACAGGCGCTTCTTTACTGCGTGTTCAGACCGCTTCTGGTCGAATCTGAGAGGATCATACGTCGACAGGTGCAAGGATCGGTCGTGTCGATTATGTCTGGCTTTGTCAATGTCCAGCGCCTTTCGAGGATCGTTGTAGACAAGAGCAAATCTTTCTCAGGTTACGGATTCCCAACTTGGATGGCGCCACTGGTGTAACACATGAAATATATCAGGCTCAAAAATCAGAAGACTTGTTTTATAGATCCCGAAACAACTTTGTCCATTACGGGTGACGACGTAGTTCCTTATGTCCCACCAGTCGGGCGTATGACAAGAAATTGGCTAAACGGGGGAGGGCTTGTAATCTTCGAGGTTAGGGACGATCCCAATCAAGAAGACGCTATTGAGATAACTCCTGAAGTGATTGCGGTTGAGCCTGATATTAACCTTGGCGTTCCAGGTGACGAAGCGTTGGCTTATCGCTTTTATACGAAGGAAGACGCTGAATCTATGGCCTATTTTACATTAAAGAAAGCCGTGGCAGCGTTTGGCGCGAAGGTTGATAAACACGATAGTAAAAAAGACCTCATTAAAAAGCTAATGGACCGACAGGCAGAGGTTAAGGCGCAACTATAATGTCAGTAGACATCCAACAACTTGTCGAGATTAATATTCGGCCAATACTTCACATTGATGGAGACTTGGTAACAGACCTTCCTATTGTGATTGATTCTCAAATCGCTTCACAGGGGTTTGACCCGAATAACTTGACCGACAAGGAACGGGTGTATGTAGCTGCATTGACGCTAGAGGCGATTGTCCCAAGGTTAGCCTTGATCTATTCAGACGAAGTGCAGGAACTACGGACAGGGCCAGAAACGACAAAGTTGCCAAGCCGGTCAGATTTCTTTCGAGCATTACAGAAAGCTATTGAAGCTTTAAAGACTACAGCGGGCAAAGGGGCGGGCGTTATTCCTAGCGGGACCGAAGCTGACCCTGCTCCTCCGTGGCCCGGTTGTGGAGTTAGGTCTATAGCAAGAAACAGTCAATACGACTATTGGCCGTGGAGACTTATTTAGTGCGGGAAAATGTCAAGAACAGCGTTTTCAGAATCATTCACAAGGCTTTCCAGTTTGGACATGGAGCGGAAGTCGCTTATGTCGAAGACAACGTGGAACTTTTCAGCTTGCAGTGCATGGAGTGGACTGATCTTCAACGACAGGCTGAAGGATTAAGCCTTGGAATAGCCGGTGCAATGGACGGTGAGCAAAGTATTTGGCTGTTTGAGACACAGGCGTTGGTTAACAAGGGAATAGCGAAATTCAAGCCTGACGCTTATTTCCGCAAGGGTGACGAAAGATGGGATCTTTGTAAGGGTTATCCGTTAACCGTTAAGGTAGGACCACAGGGAGCCACAGATCCTATTACTTATATTCATGTAAGAAAAGCCGTTGAACTTGATAGCACAACCAGAGGCGAAGGATTTGGATACAACCTAGATGATGAAACTTAAAATTAAAATCCGAAAGGAAGATTTGAGTTTTCTTCAACGAGGTAAAAACTTTGAGAATACCTTTAATGGAGTGCTGATTAAAGCGTCTAAGGGACTTGGTAAGAAAATAGTTTCAGAAATGAAGGCTACGATGGATAGTAACGGGTATGAGCCTAATACTCCAGAATACCAAGCATGGAAGTCTTTATATGGCTACGATTCTCGTCCACTATTCAAAACCAATATGCTCTACAAGTCTATCGCTTCTGAAGTGAAGATTAACCTGCCCAATACTGTTGGTGGAGAGGTTGGTTGGCATCCTGGAGCTAGATACCCTGGCAACTTACAGAATAGAATTTGGGCGAGAGGTGTTCCTAAACGACGTAGAAAAGCTATGGGTGAACCCGACAGGAGTATTGGACCAAAAAACAATACGGACACCAACTACCTTGCTGAAGTTGCGTTATGGAACAACAACGGCATGGGTGAGCGGGTTAAGCACACAGAAACACCTTATAGAGCGCAAAATGGATGGAACTACAGAAAAGGTAAAGACGGGGGCAGAGTTAGAAGCACTCAGAGGTTTAGGACAAGAACCTTCGTTAAGACCATAACTACGAGATCAGGCCGAAAGGCTAGACCCTTTGTTACAGACACCAGAGAAAAGGTGAGAGAACTTGTATTTGAAAGTTATTTCAACGCTACAGGGAACGCTCTAAGTAGAGTTTATTACATGAATAAATACTGGCAGGGACGGCTACGAAACCCTGACGAGGTGCCGTTTTAGTGTTAGATACGCTGGACACATGGATGTTTAATAGACTTTCAAAGATTCTCCATAACGGAGTGCCTATGAAGGTTTATCGCTATTGGCCCGAAAGGGAAAAGGGCGAAACAGAATTCCCATGTTTGGCATTTGCGAGAATGTATATCCGTGTTGATTCTGAAAGGGCAAGACCAGCTATAGAAATTGCAATAGCTTCAGCAACACAGATGCAGATAGATGTCCCGCCTCAAATGGCTCACGCAACAGGGGTTACAGCCACAGGGCCAGCAAGTTACACGATTAAACCGTTCCCAACACCTATAACAGTTTTTTATCATGTCCACGCATTAGCTACAAAAAAGACCCATGCAGACCAATTACAGCTTGGCATCTTACAGGCGTTCCCTCCTGGTCTATCACCGACCATCGAGGGACAACACCCAATAGTGATTACGGGTGACATTGAAAATATGGATGAACTAGATGTGCCTCTTTTCGCCGCGGTTACTTCCTTGTCAATCGGGACAATTTGGGTTGACCGGCTTGAGGCTTACGATACGGCAAGTATTCAAGAAATATTCTTCGATATTGAACCTGAAAATACTGATGAAGGAATTTAATAATGGCAAAGGAAAAAACAGAAGCGACGATAGAGGAAACGCCGTTGGTATCACCGATCCCACAACCACAGGGAGATGTGAACCCAGGCTACAAGATAATTACGAACCTTCAACCGTGTCCTCAACACATCCCTCTCACAGACGGCACGGGCATTGATCTGGGACCGAAACTGTCATCAAACCGAACATCTGCCCCAATATTGGGGAAACTTTTACCTTTCGACTTCATAAAACGGTTGGTGCATGAAAAGAAACTACGGATTGAGGGATAAGGAGGAACTCAGATGAGTTTAGGCGCTGCAAGGGTAATAAATTCCATTACTGATCTTAGCATGTTCGTTGATGAAGTGTTGCTTGGATGGGTGGTGATGATAGGTCAGTTCGAGCGAGGGCCAGTTGCAACAGCAACAGCGGTTTCATCGCTTGATGAACTGCGAATAAAATTTGGAAACAAGGTAACGTGGTCTAACGATCCTCTCGTCGCTGAAATGGCGCTGAGACAGGGCGGAAGACTGATAATCATACGTGTTGTGCATTATACGGACGCAGCGGATGCAACAAGCATTACAGCGTTAACTTCTAGCGTAACACTTTCAGACAGAGGCTCAACAGCGACTCGTGCGACCATGACTGCCGCTACAGGGCCACATACGTTTATTCCCGCCTCAGCTGGTAGCATCACAGGGACGGAAGTTGGACCATTTAACTTTGGAACAGACATTAACGATAAGTTTAAGATTACTGTAGCTTCAGGCTCACCTCAAACTGTCACGTTCCCTGCGGATACGCTGGTTACAGCGGCAGAAGTTGCAGACATCATAAACGCCCAGACTACAGACCTGACAGCAAGCGCCACAGCCGACGAAAAGGTCTACATTGTTGCTAATACCGTAACCGCGGGGTTAACCGTTAGCGCAGTGTCAAACGACGCATATTCAACGCTAGGCTTTAGCGAGGCTGTTACTGCGGCTGTTGCTGGAACTGACAAGTTAATCATAAGCATTAACGCTACAGCGGATCAGACTTTTACGCTTGTTCCTGCTACAGAAGGGACGGGATCGTTTACTCTGACCTCTAGCCAGATAGTCACTCAGTTAGCGGGATTGGTATTAGCCACCGCCTATTCCATTAGTGGCGCCGTTAGGGTGTTGACCATTGGAACTGGAGCGAGTGTTTCCATTAAATGTCAGTCAGGGTCAACCTGCTTGACCGCTTTAGGGTTGACCACAACTCTAATTGAGGGAACTACTGGTGTTACTCAGCCGACCCTACAGGTAGATGCAAGAAACCCTGGACTCTGGGGCGATAGCGTGCTGGTTCAAATATGGCCTTCTCCGCTTCAGTCGGATACAGCGTTCACTTTAAAGGTGGTTTACTCTAACCAGGGACTTACAGAGACATTTTCTGATGTGAACATGGATTCTACCTCAGATCATTATGTCCTTAATTATGTGAATCAACGATCTGAACTGATTTATCTGACTGACCTCGAAAGTTCAAGTGCAGGATACACCAATAGACCTGTAGAGAATACTACAGGAGATGCGCTTACTGGTGGTTCAGACGGTGGAACCATGATTGAGTCAGATTGGATTGGTAACGCTGTTGCACAGACAGGAATGTATGCCGCTGACCAGACTTGGAACCCTGCGATGGACATTATGATTCCTGGGACCAATTCGGCCACAGTTTATCAGGCGCTAATCGCTTACGTCGAACTTAGGGCAGACATGATTGCCTACGGTGAGATTCCTGCGAACATGACACCGGCTGAAGCTCTAAATTGGAGACTTGGGATCGGCTATGGCTTCGGGGCGTGGAACTCGCACAGATTCTCGCTTTTTTACGGTCGGCCTCTCGTCTACGACGATATGGACAACACCCGCAAGTATATCTCCTCCTTGGGACATCTTGCCGCATGTTTGTGTAAAACGGACAACTTGTATAACACAAGTTACGCTCCTGTAGGTCCAAAACGAGGCAAGGTAACTCTTTGCGAAGGAATTGACTACGACATTAGGGGTTACAACTCCACAGGGTATGCGGATCTCTTTGCTGATAACGGCATTAACTACCTGTTCATTTCCAGGATAAAGGGAATACAGGGAGCGATGTTTTGGGAGCAAAGGACTACTTGGATACCTCCTACAGCCCTGCGTAACCTAAATGTGGTTCGTTTCATAACCTCCGCAAACAGAATGATACTTCCGGTCTTGGAAACATTCCTGTTCGACCCCAACCATCCGATGACATGGAGGCAGATACACCGAGTACTCGAACCTGCGTTCAAGGAGTTTAAGGATCGTTACCAAATATATGATTTTCTTATACAAACAGACCGCGACGCCTACTGGGATGGCAAAGGAAATCTGCTTAATGCGGTAATCAATACCGGCTTGGATATTAGCAGAGGCAAATATCACTGTAGGGCGCTTATACAGCCTACTCAGGTCATATACTACCTCATGTTCAACATGGGTATTGTCGGCGCTGGAGAAGCCTTTGAGCAGTTCCAGGATCTTTATGAACTGTCTGGCTGGAACGTAAGATAAGGGGATAACACAATGGC